CGAATATGCTATACGGGGATGTGTTCACCAAAATGGAGAGAGATCTCCAACACGGTAACTTGTTCCCCAAGCACGGCCCAGGCGGTGTCGCTGATAGACTTACCCAGAACGGGAAGTGGAATCAGCGATCCTGGACTGCTCGTCTTCAGGAAGCAGGAATGTTTCCTGAAGAGTTTCTCCTCGTTAACCAGCAATCCGAAAGGGTTGCGAAGTTGCGGGAGGAGCTTGACATCCTCGAACCCGGAGCCGAGACACCCGTGAGGGTAATATCGGTCCCTAAGACAATGAAAACACCTAGGATAATCGCAATAGAGCCGACTGCTATGCAATACATGCAGCAGGCTCTGGCGCGCTCTCTCCTTAGTGCGGTGAAAGAGAATAGTTTCCTCTCAACCGCTATCGGAATTGACGACCAAGATCCTAATAGGGACTTGGCTCGTCGAGGCTCCCTCACCGGGGACCTCGCTACACTCGATTTGAGTGAAGCCTCCGATCGTGTTTCCAATCAGCATGTACTCGCCATGTTCGAGGATTGGCCTGGATTGTCTCAGGCTATCCAAGCAACGAGGTCGAGGAAGGCTGACGTACGAGGCCATGGCGTACAACGCCTAGCCAAGTTCGCGTCTATGGGTTCGGCTCTCACCTTTCCTATCGAGGCGATGGTCTTCTTGACCATCATACTCTTGGGGATAGAGCGAGAGTCGGGTACGCTGCTGACCAGAAAGGATCTGAAGAAACTTTCTGGTCGGGTGCGCGTCTTTGGGGACGATCTCATTGTTCCCAGAGACAACGTGCTGTTCGTGTGTGACGAACTCGAGACTTTTGGGTTTCGGGTTAACGCCAGTAAGAGCTTCTGGACCGGAAGGTTCAGAGAATCTTGCGGAAAGGAGTACTACGACGGACATGACGTATCCATTGTCAAAGTTCGCCGTGTTCTTCCGCCCACACGACAGTACGCGAGCGAGGTGATCGCAACGGTGGAATTCCGGAACCTAGCTTACAAAGCTGGGCTCTGGCAAACCTCCCGTTGGTTGGATGATTACTTAAGGAAGCTGCTAAAACACTTCCCCAATGTAGCTCCAACCTCCTCATTGTTGGGCAGGGTGTCGGTCCTCGGTTATCAATACGAGCGGCTACACCCAACGACTCACAGCCCCCTAACTAAGGGCTTCTACGTGAGTTCCCAATCCCCTCGGGATCCTCTCGAGGGTGACGGTGCCCTTCTCAAGTGCTTGGCGAGAAAGGCGACGCCCGAACCATACAAATGGTTCGTGTCTGAGCCTGATCCCCTCGACCTCACGGTCGAGAAAGAGCACTTGGAGCGTAC